GGATTATTTGGACTTCTGTATTTCCACCTGTATCAGATCCTTTGGATGCTGTTATTCTAGGCATTAGCCATTCCCATCTGAGAAGTAATGCCAAAGTGCCGCTAATGAAGCACCAAAAGCCGTTAAAGCTAAAATCACTTTTGTTAAACCGTCCATGCAGTAATATGTTGTCATCTAACCTTCACCATCTCTCGGTTTAACTCTGCGCTCTGTGTGTTTAATATCCCACCAGAATTTCGCTATTTGCAACAATGTCGTAGTCATACAAGTCACTATTCCTGCGATTATTCCCCACTGACTGAGCGATAGACCCCCAATCAATATGCCTGATGTGCCTATGACGTAGCCTACTGTTGAGGGGATATCGGTTGTCATTCTAGTTAATCCCTATTATTACTTGTAGATTTAAACATTTTAGTGACTTTTTCTGCGCCTCTTGAACCAAAATAGGCTATTGTCATAATTGAAAGCAAGCCCTCAAACACCGGTATATACTTTTCATTTAGCGTAAAACCGCCTGCGTTGCCATCTGCAAAGGCAATTATAAAAAACACAAGTAGAACCGAAATGTAAGATAGAGGCCGAACCAGTCTAGTTACTGAATGCTCGTTGTCACTTTTCCATCTAGCTGTAATCTCAGCGTCATGTTTACTTTGGGCTTCCATTACACCCATTTTAAACTTATTCATTTCTGTCGTTATAATCTGCTTTGCTTGTAGCCGTTCTTCGTCAGATGTAAATAAACCGTCTAAAGCATTGCCTACTGAGTCAACAGTTTTGTCAATGCCGCCGCTAAGAATTTTGCTAAACCATCCCATATTATTTAACCTTAATGGCTAGTTCAGTCTTACAGTCTTTTATATAACCCTCTGATTCGGAGACTGCTTTACACGTATATCTAACAGGAACGTTGTCTTTATAAATCCAGCAATTAGTTACCATTTTATTTTGCTGGCAAATTAATACCTTATCATCCGCAGAAATGTAAAAAAACGGACTCTTAAACCCTATCGAATCAACAGCGCCAACTGATCCAATAAAAGTAAATAGTAAAATAAAAAATAACGTTTTCATCTTGTCTTGCTCCATTTAAATAGTTGGCTTAGTTAAGCAGTCTTTGATATAACCTTGATCTTTAGAAACTCTTTGGCATTTATAAACTACTTTAATGTGAGTTTTAATGTCAGTAGCATAGCAAATAGTGCCCTTTCTTATTGACTTACACGCTAAAAGTTCATTACCGACCATGAAATAATAAAAAGGGAATTTGTAATGTAAAAGACTAGCGGCATTAACTGATGCAACAGAGAGTAAAATTACAAGTACAAATAGAGTTTTCATTTAATCGGCTCCTATTACCACACTATATCATATATTTCAATTAGTGGTTAAGTATTGCAGGCATAAAAAAGGCCCGACTCAGATCGGGCCTTTCTGTGGATTTAGCTCAGAAGTTCTTGGCATATACCTAAACATATTCCGTACTGGTCGTCTATTTTTATTAACCTATTTCATGTCAATCCCCTATTTTAATTTAGTTAAAAGACTGTGTGCTTTTTTCTACTAGAAACTTAATATAACATAATGTTCCATGTAATACAGTAATTATTTTACCATATTTAAAGATAATTGGCGGATTTCTTTATTAAATGCTTTTCTCATATAAATCAACTCGTCACAATCCCAAGTTTTAACTTGATCTTTATTGCAATATTCTATAATGCGCTTCGCCTCTTCTTCCCCAAACCTTTCAGCCAGTCCGAGCAAATACCCTCTAGTCGTTTTATTGCCGTTTATATTGCCACTCAAATTTTGATTGCAATATCTGTTACATTGCAGGTGCGTGTTATTTTTATCGAATCTAATCGCACCTTGAGAACCTATAGTTTTAAGGTGACCACAACACCAGTCCATATTTTTCTTACCACAGGATATGCATTCAGGCTCTAGCCCCTTGTCAGCAAACCATTTATATTCTTGAAATTTACGTAGTTTGTTAAATACAACTTGCGTTGAATAAAGCTGGTGCGCTCGGTCATTGGCATAATATTTATTTCTCAACACAATAGTTTCGGCTTTGTAATTAGCCTTGACTTTAGCCTGTGCAATCTCAGCGCCACATTTGGGACTGCACCAAACAACTATTGAGTTGTATTGTGGAAAGGTATTATTGCAACCTTTGTTTTTGCATGTTCTTTGCTTAATCTTCATAAGGTTCATAGCTTTTCACCGATCGACAATCAGGGCAAATATTAAAAACAACCTCATCTAAAAGTTTAGAAGAAAAAACGTCTTCATCAGTACAAAGCAAATCAGCTATATAACCTTGCCAACCACAATTAGTACATTCTATTTCCGGCATAATCTTTCTCCTATTGAACTCTAGGCTTTTGCTTATCAAAAGCCAGCAACCGTGGATAATCTAAAACGACAAGCTCATACTTTCCAGCTATGTGACAATTGACTACGGCTGTCTGGCATTCCTGCTGCGTGACTTCACACGTTTGATAGAGCGCGTTGCCATTCGGGTGTTTGATTACCCCGACATAAATGCATTCATGGCAGGGTTTAGGTGTTCCTCTCATGTTTGACATTGTTATTACTCTATTTTGGTTTTATATAGTAGTTAATTTCAAGCCAGTCAATGTAATCACCGACGGAGGCCCAGCCAATGTGATGGCATCTCTTGCTATTTTCTGTGCCTTTTTCCATTATATCCTTGGCCGCCAAAAACAAATCGTTATTTAATTGACTAACTTCTTTCTTTTCACAATTACCAACGCTAATGAGCTTATGCATCATCATTCCTCTACCGGGTTAATTTGTCGTGGCCGTAAATTCCAAGCCCAAAAGTCATAGGCTGAATCATCTTTGTCTTTGTAGCAAACGGCACTGGGGCGAACTCCACAATGTAAAGACATGCATCTGACTATCACATAGTTTTTGCCTGTCTGCGTCTCTTTGGCTTCGCCTCCGCAAAAAGGGCATGGTTTTAATTCACTCATAACAATCCTTCCTCTATTAAATAATGCCGGTCTATGGCTCTAGCCACTCGACCGGACTAATTTACCACCTTGAGGGGATGGCTCCCATCTGGCCTGCTCCTTAAGGCTAGTCCAAATTCTTGATAAAGTTTTTAATGGTGGACTGTCAGGGGATCGAACCCTGCATATAAACCTTTTTGCATCACAAGGTACTAACTTGCTATTGATGCTAACTTATGACCCGGGAACCCACTCGCTAGTACATCCAGTTTATATAGAAACCTTCACAGCCCATTATTAAACATTTTATCTAATTCCTCTTTCGTTAGTTGATACCCCAAAAGCCCCAATTAAGGGGCTGGTTGAGAGTGGTTTGGTTTAATTGATCTGGAAATAAATATTACCAATAATGTGAATGTACTTTTCATTTCCACCGTTAGCCTCTGGATTGATTGCTGCGAGGGCGAACCGGCCATACTGTTTTACTGTTAACATTTTCTTTTCCCGTTGCGTTAGTTGATATAAACAGTGTATACCTATCCATGACTATTGCAACACTTTGTTCCATTAAATTTATTATTTACACTTGCCGCCGTTAAACCTATCCGGCCATGCTAATCCTATGCCAAACTTAACCGACATTGCATTGTTGATATTTTCGTATAAAAATTTAATCTGCTTAGTGTTTAGATCTGCTGTGCTGTAAGTTCCATCTTCACGTTCTAGTTGCGGGTACAGAGCCATCATAAACCTATGGCCTATGTTGGTCTTCACGTTCTCTGGCGTGTGGCTAATGGGCAGTGTGATAGCTTCCTGAACACTGTACCCGCTGTCGTTCAATGCTTCGGCTAGATTGTCAAAGAACTGATGCAAACATTTATTTTGTTTAATTGTTCGCTGTAGCTCTGACTCATCAGTCATTAGCCTTGATCCTTTAGTGCTTTAACGTAATTTTGCAAATTAAGAATGCGATTTTTTGCGTCTTGGCAAAATATAAAAGATCTTTTATCTCCACTGTGTAACCGTCCGACACTTGTTTCTTCAAGAATTAAATCTTCAATCCCTCTCGCCTGCTGCTCTAGGTCACGTATTGCTAAGTCATTCTCACTAAATAAACCAGCAACAACGCTTGATAACTTTTGTTCAAGTTCTGCAATCTTAGCGTCTTGCTGAACTATATGTTCACGCCTGTTAGGGTTTAAGGTGTCAATCTGAAGCCTAATCTCAAGCTCTTTAATACGCTTACTAGCCTGTTTGTATGCGTCATGCCTTTGGGCCTTATGTATATCGCTATTATCCCAAATCCCTGGTGGCATATTTAAGATGCCGTGAAGCATTACGTCACTCACTGGGTCACCTGATAACGCATTAATTCACATGCTATTGATACAGCTTCGGATATTTGGGTTCTTCTGACGACTACATTTACCATTCCCCAATGGGCTTGATACTGATACCTCAATGTGTACTTGCTCACTGGGTTACCTCCGCGAGCTTGGTTTTAAGCCGGTCAACTTCACGCTTAAGATCTTGGTTTTCTTGATAAACCACATTGGCCTGGCCGCTTACGATCTTTAGACCGTTTCTTGCTATCCCTAAATCATAGTTTAGTCTTCTTAGTGCCATTGCATCATCCATTGTCTTTCTCCTTTAGCAAGTTTTTAACTCTAAGCAAAGATTCAATCATTGCATCTATTGATTTTTGGCTTTCAAATTTTACTTGCCATTTAACCCCCGTTGAAGTCGCTAAAGTATTTGGTTCGTGCGTTTCTTTAGCACCTACCCCAACGCCTTGACCATAGCTTATGCCTAATGCAACAGATCCATCCTCAAAAATTAAATCTGTAAATTGTGCTTTCCCGTCTCCAGTCATTAAAGTTTCGATTGATTTACCATTGATATATTGCTCTGTGTAAAAGCCGTATTCTTTTTTCATTATCCTGTCCTGTCGTTGTAGTCTTCGTACTCATCATCCTTATAAACTGGCAAATCATCGTCATAGTCATTTAATAACCAGGCAAGGTCATTGAATAACCATGCAAGTGCGGCCAGCGATGAAACTACCAAAATAAATACGGCGGTTATTAATATTGTGTAAAAGCTAATACCTTCATTCATTTGATCAACTCCTTGTTTTCGTAGATATTGCCGATTACTTTTGAACGACCGATTCTATATAAGTCACGTGTTTGATCTTCACATTCAGGCTCGCCAATCCAATCAGCGTAAACCTCAAGCCAGTCTTCCATACATACAATAAACCTATCTTTGTTATCAAATTCGCATACATCTCCTATATAAATCTCAACGCCGGCCTTGTCTTTGAGTCCTGTGTATTGCATTATTTCAAGGTCAATTAATCCAAAAGTGTGTCGTGTTCCTTTTTTGCTTTCGCAATAGTAAATAGCTTCATTAACATGGTAGCCAGTAACAGAATAGATTGCTTTTAAACGTTTCTGCCATGCTCTAAATTTAATCTCTCTCATTTCCCTTATCATCCTCACAAAGTTGTTTTGCTTCTGCTAGCGACATTGTTGGCCCAATATTGACCCACTTAACTAGCCTTGATGCCTGATACCTGTCGGCCTGCTTAGTAATCATGTAACCGTCTGCTGTTATATAATGCATCCCGCCAGACTTGATTGGTGCAGGCCATTCGATAGGCATTAGTAAGCTCTAAAATCTACAGGGCCGAAGGGAATATCGTCGAATCCATCATCACCGGTGCCAGATCCGCCTTGTGCTGGTGCTTGCTGTTGCGGCTGTCTCTCCGCTGCTGGTGGTATAAACGCTGGTGCCGATGACTGGTTGTCATTATCAAAGATTGAGCACATGACATTCCCCCTTGCTTCTTTACCGGAATTTACCGCTAATACATTCTGCATCAAAAGCACTCCAGCGAGGTCAACCGATGGGTTTAACATCATATATTCACCGTTAGCGTTTTGCATGATCACGCCGATATCAACATACTTACCCTTGGTCTGTCCGTCTTTTTGATATTCTTCAATCTTTGCTGATATTCGCTTTGCCATTTCTATTCTCCTGTTGAAAAAATAGCTATACTGTTTTGGACATTCTTTGCACTGGTCCTTGATACTTTCCGGTATCTACTACAGGCAGCAAAACCTCGTTCTTCATGTTCATCGATTGCCATTCGCCAATCGCGTAAGTGGTTATGCTGTACCGCTTGTTGTTTTTTCCATTGAGTTCTGCTCATGTTCTACTCTCCGTCTGTTGTGCATTATTGTTTCATCTATTTCTGGTGATAATTGGTCTGCTTCCACTTCATGCCTGTCTAAAAATTCAAGCTGAATCTGTAGGCAGTGGATCGCCTTCTGGATATCTTCCCTGTGCGTTTCCTTATCGCGGTTTAGGTACTTATTCACTTTTGTGTAAACTGCTGCCCTTAATCCAAAATAACCGAAGTTTGCAAATGTCACCTCAAACGGTTGTAGACCTTGCTTTTTGTAATGGTCGCCGCCTACCTGCTGTTTTAATGCGCTCACTTTCTATTCTCCTGTTGGGGTGCTAACTTACTGTGATTATTGCGTCAACTTTAACGCCAAGTGTCGCCATTTGTCTTTCAGAAGGCCAGCAAACAACTTGAGTTACAGTTGGCAGCGGGTTATAAAACATATCAACCCTATCACCTACCCTGGGTAAAAAATCACTCGTTTTTAATTCATTTTGTCCATACTGGTTAATAACTAATATTTCCACTGTATATTCCTCTTTCGTTATTTGATGCAACCAAACCCGGCTAACGGGCTAGTAATTAGGCGTTAATAATACTTAAATCATAATCGCAAATAAAAGTTAGCTTTGGTTCAGCCGCCAGCTTTGCCATAACACCATGAACATCTTTATTCGCCGCTATTTCCATTCTTTCAAGTTTTTTGTAACAGAAACCTTCAACACTATATTCAGCCCTAGCAGAATCAACATAATCTTCAACCCTTTCGATGCAGTGAATCCCCATTATTCCAACAGGAAAATTAAAAGTGGTGTCATTAAACTTGTAGGATTTTGTTGATGTAAGCATTTTACTTTTCCGTTTTGTTAGTTGATAAAACCATTATATAGATAACTGCCATCATTGCAACATTTAGTTCCTATTCATTTGAGGTATTACCAAACTAAATCTTTCGATAGCAGATAACTGCACATAGCTTACCCTTTTGAGTTTTCTAACCCGGCCCATGCAATCATCACAACAGGTTGTTCTGAGCTTGTACCGGCTTTCGTATAACTCGTCTCCGTTCCTGTCGAAACGTGATATCTCGTTTCGGCAGGAGCCTACTGTGCAATACCTGGGTATGTGTTGGGCTTTCATAACTCACCCCATTGGTCAGCCATAGCATCAGCTATCCCTTGCGCGGTTGTGCTTCTGACCTTCCATCGATTAGGGCCGGGTGAAGCTCGATGAACCCATGACCAGGCTTTATGCTCATCTGTACCGGGCTTTGGTGTAATTAGCTTATTAGTAGAAACTAAGTCAGGCAATCCAATTAATTCAAACCCGGTAGCCTTAAAAGTTTTTTCTCCAAACCACCAAGGTTGGACTACTTGCCGGGTTATTGCGCCAATACGATCTTTCGCGTATTTATGCATAATTGGATTTTCAATAGCTTTTTTTGGAATGTCAGCCCGGGATAGTTTTTTATAAAAGTTTGCTGCATCATCTAAATCGTTCCACATTTCAACCAGTGATTTACCTTTAGGTGCAACTTTTAACCATCGAACACCGCTATTTGTAAGCCGGGTGCAAGGTGGATGGGCTATCATTAAGTCAAAACCATCATTAATAATGTCAAATACATTTCCCTGATAATGCGGTCCAGGTACATCAGTTGGCAATAAATCACAGCTTATAGCGTCATGCCCTTTTTTGATAAAAGCATCGCGGACTCTGCCGGAATACTCACATGCTATTAGTACCTTCACATCTCCCCCTTGCATCCATGATTCGGGTGATAGCCGTATTTTATGTTTGCTGCTTCACGGACTTTTATGGCTTCGGATTTGTCTTTGAAAGTGCCTAATGTGGTGCTTTTACCGTCAATTTGTATTTGCGCCCTCCAGCTCCTGTCTCTTTTATGCCAGGTAACACCTGTAGTTCCAGATTTGTTATTGGAGGAGATTGACCGGTTTCTGTGGTTTTCTTGGTTTGTCGCTAGGCGTAGATTTTCGATATGGTTGTTTGATCGACAATGGTCGATGTGGTCGACCTGATCTGGTGGGAATTCACCGTTAATCATGCACCAAATAATTCGATGCGCTAGATAACACACCCCAGCAATTTTCAAATAAATATACCCATCCGGACTAAGTGCTCCGGCTTTTTTATAAGAATACATACTATTCGCTATATTCATTCCGCGAGATGTATTGAAATGATGGATCGGGCGAACCTTCCAGAAAAGGTGTCCCGTGTCTGTCTCGTAGTTGAAACACTCGTTTAGATATTTTTTATCTGGTAGACCTTTCATTTTTAAATCAATCTCCTTTAGTTCAGCCGACTTGGTGATAATTCCGAGCAGGTTGACTATGGGGTTAGTCGGGGCGGTACAAATCGACTGACTAAAAGAGACTGACTTATACCTGCGTTTTGCGGTTATCACGCCGCGTTTTTGTATTATAAAGATTTATCAATTAATAATCAACTACCGCCACTTAATGCTTTCGCCAGTTGACTTGCGTATTTACCCATCATAGCTACGCGCTCATCCTTCGTGATGGCTTGGTTGCTTCTATCTGCTAGTGCTAGCTGGTCAAGTTTTCGCGACTCAGCACCAACTTTGCAGAGTGCTTTAAACTCTCCTATCGTTGGCGGCCAAGATGGATATTCATCAATCATTGTATCTAGTCCCTGCTTGATTTGATCATTAGTCAAACCAGTTAAATCCATTGCCCAAACCTTTTTGGCTTCAATCGTAAATGCTTCATCAGGGAATTGACTGGCCCATTTGTGAGAGTATTTAATCATCAGTACAGAAAATATCCGTGTTATTATCGGATCACTTAAAGGGATCTTCTGCTGAGATGTCAGCTTGGAGTTGACGACTGAGCCTAGCGAGATTTGATTCAGGTCTGGCATGATTGTTTTTAGCTGTTTCATAATAGTTTCCGGTAGTTGTTATTTCATCGTTCCAGCATTCTTTCTCGATATATGACTGCAAGCCTTTTCTATATTGCAGGTCAGGAGTTGACTGAACGTATTTTGGCAAATGATTTTTTAACAAGGCCAGATTAGCTTTGTTCAGTTTGTTAAATTTTTGAAGGCTTGTTTTTCTATTTCCTTTTTTACCGTACAAAATCCAGAGAGATTCAAACTCGCTATCGTCGGGTTTTCCGACAAGTGTTTTTTCTTTAGGTAATGATTTATAGTTATTAGTTTCTAGTTCATAGTTAGGGTTATGTTTGGGTTCCGGTTGGGTTCCCACTGGTAACCCATTGGGTTCTTTTTCGGTTACGCTGAGAGCCTTTGCTTTAGCGGGTCTACCGCCCTTAGCACCATTAACCTTGTTTTTCTTGGCTGATTTCTTAAATTCTTTTAAAAGTTCGTTACATTTATTATGTTGCCAACCTTTATCAGTTAACACAAAAAAGTCTGACAATATCTCATCAACTGAGTCAGCATATTGCAGTAATTGTAGACGCTTTAAAACAGGCTTGAGATCGACAGGGAATGAACCCTCTGTGTCGTAATAGTGATTTATTAAACGTAGATAGATGCCTTCGTCTTGCGGCGATAGGTGCCGTGTAGACTGTATCCATGTAGCTATATTAAATTTAAAATAATGCATATTCTAACCCTGACTGAAGACCTGACGAAAAGAACGCGGCACCATGTCAGGGTGTATGGCTGTCCCCAGGTGATCAAGCCTGAGTAGCCGCATATGTATTTTAAGCCTTCATCGACGCCTTGTCAATTAGGGCTTTTTTATGTGCTAAGTATCTTGACTCCAATTAATATCTCTTTGTTTTTTATTGCATTCGGCGCACTCAATAAAACCGCTTCTAAGTAAGTTAAATCTTACGCATCCGCATTCACAAGAAAAAGCCATGTGGTCATAAATATCATATTTTTTGCAATCAGTATCGCTCATTCCGGCTTACCTGTTTTCATGTCTTTTATAAAATTTCCACTGCAATCCAGTACCAGCGTAATTTTACCAACACTGAAATGTAATATGCGACCCGACCAATACCTTGCAAAGTGCGGCCATTGCCAAGAAATTTGTTTTATATATTGAATGGTAATTTTACCTTTTAAATATCTTGTTATTTTCATAATCTTTACCTCGTTAGTTAATCGTTTATCGGGTTAGACCATCCATTTATCACACTAGCCAACTGAGCTGAGTCCAGTGATCTAAGTTTTATTATAATATTATGGTCGTATACCCTAATGTCTTCTTTTTCTAGCATTATTACTAATGCATCAATTAATTCTTTACCGTTCATAATCATACTTCCTTGGTTGGGGTGTTAATAGTGATTCAAAAACCTCCGTATCTAATGAGAGATAGTCATCAGCAATAAAACCTTGACTATCAAATTCAGCCTTTTTCTGATTGTTTATCAGTGCTTCGGCTTTTTCACATTCGGATGGTTGATTAGCCTGTATTGACGAATTATTAAGAAATGCACTCAATGCATCTTTAAACGCGGCGTTTTGATCTTCAACCTTTTTGATGCGCTCTTTTAAGCATCTTTCATATTTTAACTTTTTCATAATCTATCCCTCTGTTGTTATACCGCGTAAATTATCCAAGCACACCACAAGCCGCACCTTCTCTTCTGGCGTCACATACTCTCTAAAGCTAACTAAGCCTGCCTTTTTTCTTCGCGCTCGTAGGGCAGCGTTATCGGCTGCCCTGGATTTAGGGGTTGGTTTAATCATGTTGTTCCTGTCTTTTATACAAGTGGCGGGTAATTAAACCCAAAATTCAAAGTTGCCTTTCCCGAAGCTATGCACTTCTTCATTTGTATCTATGGCAGAAGCGCGAACTCCGGTCATACCTTCAATTTTTGCAGCTTCACAAATACGAGTAATGAAGTCAGCAGAAAAGTCCTGATCTAAAGACTTGGTCTGAACAGATACAGAAAAAGCACCGTTACAACGAACAAAGCAAGAAACATCCAAACGAGCTGCTAATTTGCGGAAGTTTGAAGCGATGCGTTTTTGGTTTGAAGTTGCCATTTGTTAGTCCTCGGTTTGTTTAAGTAAGTGAATTATATAGTAACGCGTTACCGAGCGCAAGGGTTAATTTACTTTATTTCGGGCAAAAAAAAGCACCGCCCGAAGACGATGCAAGACCTTAACCGACTAGAGGAGGGTATCGATTAAGGGAGGGGGAAAATGTTCTCAGGGTTTAATAGTTCTTCGCGGGTGATTTCGCTATTTGTTTCAGCTTCGATAATGTCACAATAATTAGTTTTCCACACAAAATCAGAGCTAGGGACTCGTCCGTTCTTTTCCCAACGCTTAATGCCTTGGCGTGTGACTGCACATAATGAGGCTAATTTGTTTATGCCTATTATGCTTATTGCTTTTGTTATTAAATTTTGTTTTTCCATTCTCGAAGTGTAAATGAATGTTCCGAGCTGGTCAATACATTAAGTTGCAATTAGTTGTTGACTGAGTGGTAACACTTTGTTACTATGTACTCATCAACTAACGCAAAGCGAGAAATAAAATGGCCAACTTACAAATCACCACAAGCACTAACAACGACACTGTTGACGGAATGAGCTACCACTTTTCAAGAAGCAACATTGAATACTCAATTTTTCTTCTTGAAGATTGCATTCAAGTTTTTAAAACTAACAAGCAACGCCGCTCATCTTCTTGTGATTGCTTTTGGAATGGAATCAACAACCAAGGAAAAGAAATGGCTAAATTTTTAAAAGAAGCTGTTGATTTTATCAAGGCTTAAACCAACCGCCCCGAAAGGGGCAACCAAATAGGACTAGAACATGGGTAAATTACGAGCTGAAGAAGTTGTTATTTGGATTTCATGCAAGGAAAGACTACCGAAAGGAGTTAGCGACAGCTATCTTGTCTACCGCCCTACAGCCCCTATAAATAAAGTTTGCTCGTTGTGGTTTGATCCTCAACATAATGGTTGGAGCGGAAAGTTTAAAGTCACAGATTGGGCTTTTTTACCCAACAAACCTATATACAGCAACCAGGAGAGTAAAAAATGAATAAGCAATGGATATACCGCAACGGACAAATGCCTTTTAGCGTGACTGATATAGAATTGCCTGATGGTGATATCGTTATTATATCAATTGTCAAAAGCGGCTACACCATCAAACATAACCCACTAGGAAGAAGAATAGATGCTTCTTCTTTGTTAAGAGAGTACGACCTAATCCCATACAAGCCTTACGCTGATTTTAAGATTGATGATAAGGTTAATGTGACTGACTTTAAGGATGGCGACCCAATACAGGCTCACTGGTCTGGTTTAGATGAGGATGGAAAACCTACCACTTTTGCTGGAGGTAAAACCTCATTCACGTCTAGTGAAGATGATCAATTATACGTTTGGAATTTTTGCGAGAAAGCCAACAAAGAGGATAAATAGCATGCCTAATTTTAGCAGATTCCCGTTCAAGGTCGAAGTAATAAGCCCGGTATTTTCTCAGCCAATTGAGATTGACCTGGTAGCCGTTTTTAAATTTCAGCATTTCATCAAAGGTGACCGTGAAGAAGAAGACGTAAGAGCAGAATTGATTATTGATCGAATTGAGCCAAGTGATTTAGTGCCATCACTTCTTGATTTTGCTATCGCTGATCATTATCAACATTGTCGCACTGTTAAACAACTAAAAGAACTGAAAGAATCAATAAGAAAAGACGGGTAGATTATAAATGTAACCTAATGTTATTGATTAGTGCGTAACATTAGGTTACTATGCATAGACAAATAGAGGATTAAACATGAAGCAATTTTACACTTATTACCAACGCACCAACCACATTAATGTGCCAATTGTTCAGGAGCTAGACCTTAACAGAGCATATTTTAATATGCGGTTTTGGGACAAAATAATTGAAGTTAGCAAGGTTGAGCGTGTAGTAAGCACTTACATCCTTGACGATAATATACACTATGAGGCAGTCTAATGACCGAAAAAACACATTACAGGAAAGTATTTAAAAGTGACCACTTAGGCGTAGCAGACCTTGAGGATTTTATCGAAGCTGGTTCAAACATGACGTTTACAGTCTCGCATGTTTTGCAACTAACAAATGAGGTCGTAGCAGGTAAAAAAATAAACTGCAATATGGCTTATTTTGTCGAGGGAATTAAGCCGCTAGTGATTAACGCTGGCAATGCGAAGATAATGAAAAGCTTTGCTAAAAACAGTCCGTTTGTTGAAGATTGGAACAATATACCAATTACGCTTTATATTAATCCTGACGTAAGATTAAAGGGTGAAATTACTGGTGGTGTTCGTATTCACCCAAATGCGCCAAAAAGCAAACAAACGCTAACACCAGACAGCCCCAATTGGCAGTCAGCAATAGATGCTTATAAAAGGGATGGCAACCTAGATGCAGTTCTTAAACGCGCTCACATAGCACCTGAGCACGTTACACTGATTACTGGGGTTGAGTAATGTTTTACGACATAAGCCAAAACACTGATGAATGGCTTGAGCTTCGAGGCGGTCACTTGACCGGCTCGGCAGTTTCAAAAGTTATGGCTAACGATGGCAAGGCTTTTGGAGATCCGGCAAAGAAGCTAGCGGTTGACATAGCCCTTGAACAGATAACAGGTAAATCGATATCAAGCGGCTATTCAAATGAACACATGCAAAGAGGCCACGAACAGGAACCACTCGCCAGGCAACTATACGAAAGCAACTATTTTTGTGATGTTACGAACGGCGGGTTTTTTGATAATGGCTTTACTGGCTGCTCACCTGATGGGATTGTTGGAAATGGATTGATTGAGATTAAATCTGTAATCCCCTCAGTGCATTATCAACGCGTTAAGAGAGGCGGTTTTGACTCATCATATCGATGGCAATTAATGTTTAACCTGAAAGAGTCAGGAAAAGACTGGATTGACTTTGTTAGTTACTGCGACAACTTCACCGAAGACAAGCGGCTTTATGTTCACCGAATATATGCTAAAGATCAAACCGAAGACTTTGCAAAAATGGATAATCGTATAGCTGATTTTATGACTTTGGTTTACGAAATTAAACAAGATATAACTGAATAGGTAATATAAAATGAAAAATGAAATTACAACAATAGAAAATCTTAATGCGTTAGTGCCTTCCACAATTTTTAAATTAGGAGGAATTCAACCAATCCTTGACGCAATAGAAAAAGAAGTCTCTCAGGAAGTGCCAGACACTAGCACCGCAAAAGGTCGAGACGCTATCAGAAGTAACGCTTCTAAAGTATCAAAATCAAAGACATTACTTGACGGAATGGGCAAGGCATTAGCCGACGATCTAAACGCAAAACTTAAACCTATCAATGCTGAAAGAAAGCTAGCGCGGGACACTTTAGACTCATTGCGCGATAAAACACGTGAGCCATTAACACAATATGAGGCTGCCGAGCAAGCTAAAGAAGTTGCAAAGGCTAAAAAATTGGAGACGGAAAGGCTAGCTATTGTAAAAGAAATTGACCACGAATTTGCTTTAATGATAGATGAAAAGTTTGACCGTGATTTGGCCGATTTGAAAGCCAAAGCAGAAGCTGAACGGGTCGAGCTTGAGGCTAAACAGTTAAAAGAACTTGAAGCCCGAAACAAGCAAATAGCAGAAGACGCCGCCAAAGCTGAACGAGATAAACACGCACAAGCATTGATTGATGCTGAGTACGAAAAGCAGAAAGCAAAGCGCGAGGCATTGCAACAGAAAGAAGAAGCACTTGCCGCCGTTGAAGCTGAACGAGTTAGAACAGACAAAGCTGAAAAGGATGCCGCTCAAAGATTGATTGACCAGGCGGCACAAGCAAAGTTTGACCAGCAAAAGGCAATCGATGAACAAAAAGAAAAGTATGAAGCTCAGAAGGTTACAGAGAAAGCCGAGTCGGATAAACGTGAAGCTAATAAACAGCACTGTAAAAAGCTAAATAATGAAGCTGTAAAATGCTTTGAAGATGGCGGCCTTTCACACGATGACGCAGTTCTAGCAGTCAGGCTGATAGCTGCCCACCGGGTTAGTCACATCCAGATCAATTACTAAACAATAGAGGAATTATAAAATGACACATGACGAAATGATTGAAGTTATCCAAGCGCATAAGGATGGCAAGGTTATTCAGCGCAGGCTTGTGCGTGATAGCGATACAGAGTTTACGGATAGAACCCGTAAAGACCCCAGCATGGACTTTATTAGTTTTGTTTACCGCCCCAAGCCTGAGCCAAAGGAATATTGGCTGTTGCCTTATCTAGATGGTTCGGGCTTTAAAGTTTTAAGTTTCAACACTAAGCGCCTTACTTCAAATTACTGTGATTCTAATAATTTAGATTTGTCGGGTTCCATTCATGTTGTGACTGTAGAGGAATTAACAAATGACTGAAAGAACGATTACCGAACAAGAATTGAAAAACATATTAATTATGTCAATAGGCATTGATTATGCTGCTTTTAATACTGTACTAAACAAAGCATTCCCGCCCATTTTTAAGCCTAAAGAGGGCGAGGTTATTTGTGTTAGTGATTTTAAAGACTTTAAAAATTCTAAAATTAGAGTGTTTAAACACATGAATGTAAATAACGGAAGGTATGAATGTTTTGGCGGTGGGAATATTGACGGAACCGGTAATGTTAATTATGAATATGCCAAACCCCAAACCCCCACGCAGAAAGGAGAATAGCAATGACTGAAAGAACAGTAACAGAGCAGCAAGTAATCGACGCTTTTAATAAGCCTTTGCCTCTGGACGAGAGGGTTTGCCTTAATGCTATTTTTGAAAAGCTATTCCCAGAGCTGCCAAAGGTGGGGGAGCTGATTTGGGTGTGGAACGGCAACGGCGCTACTGATGAGGGGGCATGGCGTAAATTTTTCAGCCTTGACGCTCACGGTAACATATTAACTAAAGGTGTATACGGGGACTACTGCGAATGGGACTGCGAATGGGACAACTACCGCAGACAGACACCAGCCGAAAGGGGCGAAGGGGGCGAAGGGTAGTTATTTACTTACCACCCCAACCAAGGAAGTATGATTGAAAGCGAGGAATTATGAATATAAATATTGGATAAATATATTCGTATGTAATTAGCGAGAATATCAAAGGAAATGCAGTTAAGCCAGAGCAATCCCCGTCCGTGAACTCATTTTTGTAAGAGTAACTAATTCACATTAGGACGGGTTAATTAATACATTAAGTTGTTAAATCAGTCGCTACTTGTGTTGATAGGTCTGCATTTAAAAAGCCCAATGTTATTAATGTCGCTCCGGCTGAATCCGAATCTGTTAATAAAAATCGTGGTACGTCACCGCCTTCCGGGTACCACGGCTGTATAAATATTTCAACAGTTTCACTCCCAACAGTGATTGTTTTATTGTATTCCCCTGGCTCACCTGCCGAATTCGCATCCCTACAGTCAAGCGTACCACCCGAACTTTCAAACTTTAATTCTATAAGACCGAGCGTGGCTGGAGCGTCTGATGTTGGTGTTACTGTGACTTGGTAACGGGAGTTACTAATAGTATTATTGGCTGTTGTATAATGGTCTACCGATACGATAACACGCCGGAACAATCCTATGCTGGTCATGTTTTTAATTTACTCATAAAAGGCATACAATGGAAACTCTGATTTGTCTATCAATTAAGAATAAGTGATATTTAGCGTCAATACGTTACCGCTGGAATTTTCAAAAACAATACTATCAACTCGTTCAATATCTACAGTATCGCCGTTGCTATCCGTTGCGGTCTGGGTAGACTCGGTTACACTGGTTGAATTGAAAGTTAAATCTGTTAAACCAGACGCTTCAACTTCAGTGCTGTTGTTTTTTGTAAAATTTCTAGGTGCCGCAATTGAATTTGTGTTTTTATTAATAGCGTCAGTAATGGCGTTGAATAATTTACTAGTTATCCTATCACCTATTTTGACGTTTCTTAATATGGTTATATTCGACATTATAAACTCAGGCTAAGTGATGAAAAGTCCACTTGCTCATAAACATCAAACGGCCTGATTCCAGTTGTTAAGTTTAGATCGCTATCTGGGTCTGTGGCATGTGCGGTTAAAGGTGGCGCTGTTGGCATTTTCGCCAAGAACGCCCATGTTTGAGAGTTATACGCGAATGATATCCTTACTCGATATAATGAACCCTCCTGGCTAACATCTACCGCAACACAAAGGATAGTTTCAACCGCGTAACCATTCCAGATTACAGAATTAATTTTCCCTAAGTAGGTATCAATCGTTGTTTTAGGAAAGCTCGACACTGTGTACTCAAAATCAAACGTCACTCTTGGCCGTTCTATTTCTGCTGTAAAACTAACGCCAGGATAGATAATCCCGCCTTTAACATAACGAGTTGTCATGTCATCGCCATTAATATCTAGCTTTGTTTCTTCTATGTTGGTTGATCCTGACGCCCTTGAGGTAGTTTCGCCGCCCTCTGCTGTTTCTGAGTCATTGTAATAACTCAGCGTCACTTTTACGGTTTCTGGGTCAATGACATCAGCGCTTAATTCATTCAGGTATATCCCAGAAATTGACGGGTGTTCATCGCCGTAATCAGGCAAACCTGCGTCTGTTATTGCGTTATAGAGTCGTTCGTCTGGGTCGCCAGTTACACCAGAAACCAGCGCTATTCTATCGACTCTAAAACCGTCTTTATTCTGGCTTATGCGTGAGTTTTGTTGAATATCTAATTGCGTTGCCATTATTGGAAAACCGCCGATTGTCGTCCGATATTATTGCTGATTATTCCTAACAGTTCGTTTGTTCTATCAACTTTGGGGAACAGGGGCCGAATGTCGCTGCCAGTTGTGTCGCCTGATTTAACAGAAAAGTTACTCGTTGGTTTGGGTGCGAATGATTCAGGAGTGACTTTGGAATTTTTTATTGCATTAAAATTTGCTTCTGATCGTTTATCAAAATCATTAAAAGAATTTAATAAATCTTTACCGAATTGTCTATTTTCAACATCATCATAAATAGTACCTAACTCTTTTTTAAGGTTTTCGACTAAACCCAATTGACTATTGAAATCTTTATTTAGTCCCCTTAAGGCTTCATCAGCTCCAGCAGTGTCCATGCCGAAAAACCCCGCGACTGAACTAACCCCGCTGGCTAGGCTTTTAAATACCGTCAGTGTGAATAGTTCAAAACCGCCAAAGGCTAATTCTAAAGTTTTAACCGCTAGCTTAATACCGCCCAACGCATTCAAAAAAGGTATTGACGCGTGAACAATATTTCTCATTGTGTTTCTCCATTGTTTACCCATTGATTCTGAATCTACACTAACATTTCCTATATTAGCAGCAAGTTCTCTTAGCCAGGGTGAAATGGCGCTACTGGTAACGGACCCAAGAATTTCATACAAATCACCAATACCGTTTTTGAACTGCTCTATGCCGCCCGAAGCGGTTGCGCCCAATGCTTTATTGGTGCCGCCTATCTGAGATTCTATGTCAGTTAAGATCATCTTAAAAACTTTACCGTCTTCACCCAGTCCGCGTAAATTAATACCACCCTCTAGGGCTAACTTTTTCATTTGGTTTTCGGCTTTTATGGCTGCTTTGGTTGTATCAGACAAAGTAATGCCTGCTATCTGCAATGCGCCGCCCATACCCATTGCTGCCTTGCCGATCATGTTGGCTGCGCCTTGTCCTGACTTGCCAGTTTTAGCCATCAAATCAACCATTGCGCGGGTAGCCCTGGGTAGCATGTCGTCTGATATTTGACCAAAAGTGCTTAAAAATGATTGCCCTTGAATGATAGCCTCATCCCCAATGATGCCCTCTTTTTGTAGCTCGGCCGCCTGATTGATCATTGCTTGCGTTAATCCAATCGATGACCGTCCCATCGATTCATTAGCCGCTTGCAGGCTAGCCACTGCCTGTTCCTGCTCTTTCCATGCCGCAAGTGATTTGTTTAAAACAGCCGTAATCGCTACGCCACCTAGCGCCGCGACAATACCAGATTTAATATTAGCCACCGACTTAACAAAACCTTTGATTTTCTTTCGGGTCTTCGCTAAACCTTTCTGCAACGGCTTCATATTGGCACTAATGCCAACCGATAGGTTACTTATTAGGGCCATATAGCGCCTCCATTTGTTTCTCCATCATTTGTGAGCTTTGAGGAACTTTTTTTGCTTGCTGCAATAGAAAGTCATCACGGGTGTATTGCTTGGCTTTTGAATTGATATTAGCGGTCAAAGCGCAAAGAGTGGCTAGCATGTATTCAGACCTATCGATCATAAAAGGATTGAGGTTGTTGTAGGCGATTAGCTCGGCAAAATCAGCCGAATTAAATTCTTTCTGGCACCGGCTAACACTCATGCCCATTTTTAAAGATAAGCCGACCCAAAACATTCTTTCAGGTCGGCATTCTAGTTTTTTTCTAACGCCTCAATATCTTCATCACTGAGTTTATTGAGCTTTAACGATGCTTCATAAACTCGGTTTAAAGCCTTCGAGCTTTTCTTTGATAAAGCCTCGGCCTGTCCATCGCCAAATAAGCGCTTGCCGTTTTCGTCACACAAAGAAAGACAAGCCAGCTTACCGCGGATATTGACGCCGTTGACCTTCTCTAGTTGCTTGCTAGCGTACAATTCCCAAGAATCGCGGTCAGTGCCAGTCATGGTGCGTATAAAAGCCTTGACGCCCCACTCAGGGAGGTCTATGGGTTCAATTGTCGAATCGTCGCAGTCTAATATCTGTTGAGATAGTGACATTAGCTTGCTGCCGTCCATGCGGGTGCTGCTGCCCAGGTTAACGTTGCTGATGCGGTCATCTCTTCTTCAAGCTCTGCGCCCCATTCAAAATTGGTTATAAATCCTGAACCGATCAGCGTAGCACCGGCACTATCACCAGAGGGAATAGGAAAAGTGATTGTGACTGTTTCAGTAGGGCCACTAATAGGTGGTTGAGCATCTGGATCAAATTTAAATTCCAGATCAACCGTACCTTGATCGACTAATTTCTTAGGCGCTTTGGTCATGCTGCCAGTGGTCCCCATGTGCGAGGTATCATAGCTTTCGCGGGATATGCCGCCGGATGAAATGCTGGTGATCTCAGCACTAAATGATGAGGTTCCAAAAGCAATAGTTGTGCCTGTGCCTGTATCGGACATTTTTCTAACTCCAGTTGTAAAATAAATTGAAAGTGAAACTTGATCGGTAAATCTGTGCATCTGACCCAGTAAGGTCTGATTCTGTAAAATCTGAAACCGATGACATTGTGGAACTTCTGATGTCAAGGTTTTCTGTGCCTAAAGCCCCTCTAAATCCGTGTAGCTTGTTTTTAATGCTGGTCTTAATTAGCGCGCGTTGTGATACCGAGCTTGAATAAACGCTAAAATCAATATCAACAGAGGTTAGCGTCAAACTAGCGCCCACCGGGTCCAATAAATTCTCTGTCACACTATTTAAAATTGAATAGTTCACATAGGGGTAAACCGCATCTTGTGGGGCAATATGCGCGTAAACCGGCACGCTCAAACCTGACAAAGTACCATCAGCAACAAATGCCGCTGTTAAACCTGTTGTAATCGCACTTTCAATAGTCATAGGTTTTTCTTAATTCCTTCGTCAATGTGATCGCCGGTTTTCTTTAAAACTTGACTTCTGAGTGCTGTAATTGCCGCGCGCATGTATGATTTAGCGGGTTGGTGTTGTGTTCCGTACTCAATCGCTGCTGGGTAATAGCCTTTTGCATCTATGGGTATTCCTAGTTCGATTCGGGTGCCTGTTACAATTCTGGCCCTAGCAACGCCTTTTTTAACGCCCGTTTTGCGTTTGATGCTTTTTTTCAATAATCCGCTTTCTACCGGGACCAGAGATTTAGCTTTATGCTTAACCGGCAAAATTGCGCGGCTGATAGCGTTGCGGACAATTTTCTTTTGTAATTTAATGTCGAGTCGCTTGAGCTTTTTTTGCAACTCTTTATCGCCCACAACCGATATGTCAACAAAGCTACTCATCTAAAACGGCCTTAATTTTTAGCTCTACATTTCGCGCCGCTGTATTTAGAACCTCGAATATTTCGTAATTCTGCCCACCAAAAACAATGCGGTTTTTGTTGTTGACTCCCGCCGTATATCGGATTGTAAATTGAAAGATTGAGCGCCCTTCATACTTGCCGCCCGTTTCTGTCTCGTTAGCTGAGATGGTTAAGGCTTCAGACCAGACGGTTTTTAATAAGGCGTACGTTTTAACGGACTGGCCGAAATCATCTACCGCCGATGTGTGGCTGTGTATTTCGATTTTATCGCGTAGCTTGCCAGCTCTCATAATCGATAAGCTCTATAGGGGTTCAATAAGTCACTAACGCCAAAAGGTATTGGCTTAATTATGGTTCCGCTAATAGTAGCCTCTCGGTTTTCGTGCCAATGGCCTATTAATAAAAGCATAGCCAATTTTATATCACCCTTTACAGCGCCGATATTAGGCTGACCTGTTACAGCAATAATCTTGATAGCATTTGATTGCTCGTATAAATCATCCATTGCATCATCTGCCAATGTTATCAAACCTTGGTCAGTATTTAAATGGTAATCTGTACCGGTTAAACTAGCTGCATAAGTGCCAATATTATCAGTTATTTTATAATCAAACGAAGTTATTGAAACAATCGGGCTATAAATATTATAGAAATCTTCAAACTCATCAAAATAAAATGCATAGGTGCTTTCAATAAGTGCGTTTCTGGTAACTGTTTCAACGTGATTACGCGCTGCTTCAATGTATGACCTTAACGTGTCGTCATCGTCAGTTCCTAATATTCGGCATTGCCTACGCGCTTCTCCGAGAGAAACCGCCTCGGCTTTAGCGTCTAGTATTCTTTCGATCTTCATTTTTTTAGTTTGATAGTTTTTTGCTTTGCTGCCGGTTCCGCCATGCCTTCGCGGATATAGTTAGCCTCGCTTTTCGCGTCTAGGTTAACCGTATCACCATTTTTTTTAGAAAATGGTTTCCCGTCAAAATCTGTCCCGGCTAATGAAACTAATAATTTAATCATGCTTACCTCCGTAATTAAAAAGGGGCGACATTAGCCGCCCCGATTAATAAATGACCTTTAAGCCATAGTGAGATTTTTGACTGCATTGGTGTCAATTAAGTCACCATCCATTCTAGCAAACATGCGATAGCCAACTTGACCTGTACCAGCATAAAGCTCATTAAGCACTTGAACTTGGCGTGATCCTCGCTCCATCAAAGTATAAGCTGACATATCACCAAATGAGATTGAATCTAATCCAGTTGTCATTGCAGGCATTGACGCAGACGTGATAACAGGCTTACCTAATAGCATGTCAGGCTGTCCCGCTTGTAATCCAGGTTGCCAAATAAACTGACCATTACCGTCAACTAACTTTCTAATAGCTGCAGCTGTTGCATCTGCCATCACAAAAGTCGCCGCTCTTCGATAAGGTGCGGTTAATGAATGAAAAAAATCAACCAATTCAAGGGCAGTGATCGCGGTTGTACCTGCTACAGTAACGCCAGTACCGGCCGCCGTGTTAAAACCATTGGGTTTACCAGAGTTATTACCAGCAACAATCGCGGCCTCTTCTGCTAGTCCGAAAGACTTGCCAAAATTGCGTCCCAAATAAGTCATCAAATCAAAGACGGAATCTTGTACAAGTTCTTCTGAAACTTTGATAATCCTGGTTAGTTTGTGAGCAGTTAATGAAACCTTACCAAAAGCCGCATCACTTTCGTTATATGCTGCCTCTTCTGCTGTCCAAGCTGCTGCGCCTAAAGTTGTTTCAAGTGGAATATCGCGATCAGATCCAGCCTGTTCGACATTTACAAAAGCCCGAAATTCGTTATAGTCCTGCAAATATTCAACAATCACAGCGTCCAACTCAGTAGGCACTATATTGCCGCCCTCTGTCGCTGCGCCTACTTGCAAGGCGTTTAACACGTCATGGCCTACATTGCCTTTGCCGACTCGCATCAAATTCATAAAAGCGTTTTTATACTCTGGTGACTTAACGCCTTTTGCATCTTTGCCAGTGCTTCGAGAAACATTGACAATGACGCTATCTAAATCAGCATCAAGTTTAGTTTGCTTTTCAATCCTGCCGATTTCATTTTTGATACTAATCTGGTCAGTATCCATTTTTTGATAACTGGCTTCAACATCTGGAGTCCACTTGTCTCCTGGGTTGGCGCCAATCAGGTTTTTCATTTGATCAACTACTTGACCGCGCTTCAATCTCATTTCGTCTAATTGTAACATAATATTTTTTCCTATAATTTGCCATAAGGCATTAATAAACCGAATTAATCGGTAAGGGTTTTCTTGTTTAGAGCATCCGCCCTAGCAGTCATCCGACTGTATTTCTAAAAATCTTTTTCTTGCTTCCAGATTGGGGAGTGTGTTTTCTATAATCGGCTCAATAACTGGATCAATAATCGGCTCAATAATCGGTTTAATGCTATCTTTGAATGCTGCCATTAAATCTTGATAACTTAACCCATGTAATTTTGTTTGATTGGTGGGTGCTGGTTGGGCTTTGTCATAAGCAATAGCTAAACCCATATCAATTGCTTGTTGAGCTGTAAACCATGACTCTTTTGACATTAAATCATTGAAGTCTATCGCGTCACCTGGGACCGCTTCTTTATAAACACTGATGATTGTTTCTTTTATCGTGTCGAGCGTGTCGGCTGTCTGTCGCATTTCTGCGGCTGTACCCATCACAATCGTTGAGGGGTCGTGAATCATAATGCTTGAGTTGGCTCTTACCATTGGCAATCCATCACCGGCTAGCATGATAACGCTGGCAATACTTGCGGCAATGCTACCAATAACAATTTGAACACTGCCCCGATCATAATCTTTGATGCTGTTGTAAATGTCGTGGCCTTCAAAAACGCTGCCACCAGGAGATGAAATAAAAACCCGAATATCACCAGACATTGAATCTAGTGTTTCCCTGATGCCCCGGTTAGTGGTGCCTTCATCATAAAAATAATCGCCACCTATTACATCATCAATATATATTTCATTCATAAGATCGCCTTCATTTCATCAGCCGCGTTGGCTGAAATATTGGTTAATAGAGTGTCATTAATACCTGTCTCAATCGCTTTCAATCGCGCTTCGCCATAAGGGATTAAATCTTGCTTGTTAATCGCGAGCATGTTGGCCGCTTTGGTTAAGTGTCGAGCGTAGAAATCTACAAAGTGTTTTGGGTCTTTGGCTTTATCTTGCTTGAGTGCTTTTACTTCCATCTCAACCAAGTTACTAATTGCCGCGTCTGTCATTTGCTGCTCTTTAGCGCCCACTGTAGTGGTGTTGAGTGGCTGCCTAAATGTGTCAAGCCCGTTCTCTTTGTTTAAATCTTCGTAGCCTCTAACCTCGTTAGGTTTCAGCCATCCATCATTGATACCAGCTTTATAAAAGTCTGATCGTTCTTTGGTGGCACCGCGAAGCAATGCGTTGACCGAGTGTTTCGCGTAGAGCTTTTCACGTTCTTTACTAGTTAGCAGGTCGCGATAGATTGAAGATTCAATACGGACCATCCAAGGCGTTAGCGTGTCGGTGACAAACTCGATTGACTGGTGTTCAATATTCGAGAAGGTAGCCGCTGACATTTCATTCAGCTTATGCAAAGGCACCCGGTAAAATCGAGCAATATCAGCAATCGTGAACTTTCGCGTTTCGATGAATTGTGAATCTTCGGCTGTCATCGCGATAGACTTACGAACTAAACCACCTTCTAGGATTAGATTTTCGTGCGCGTGTGATGAACCTTGCTTTTTCTTGAGTTCTTCTTGTAGCCGGTTGAAAGCCTTGTCGTCTAATGTCCCAGGTATCTCAAAAACTGCGCCGGTTTGTGTTCCGTTTTTAAACAAAGCTGCGCCATGTTCTTCTAATGCCAATGCTAAACCAATCGCTTCTTTGGCTTGTGATATCGGGCTATCACCAGTCACGCCGTTGGAGCTTCGGCCTGATATCCGCCAAATCTCATCCTGGTTATAGACGCGAGCCGACCCGGTTTCTTGATAGTCGAAAATTAATTTACCGTTTCTCGTCTTATCTACATTCATATACTGAGAATATAACGGAATAATCTCCCCAAGTTGACCGCGATTGGTTCTTACTTTTTGGTTGTATGAATTACCGCGAAGCAATAAATCAGATAGTTGAAATTCTCTCAACTCAAAACCGGTTTGAATAGAGTTAGGCAAATTAATCAAATTATTTAAGTAATGGTCTGAAACCTCGCGGCCATCTTCAGTCTTCTCATAAATCTTAATTGGTAGCGCTGCGATTGCTTCAGATATAATACGAACGCAACCATAAACCGCTGATACCCGCATAGCACTGTCAACAGTAACACTTTGACCAGATCCAGTAGGACGAATAAATCCTTTCTGCTTCCACCACTCAGGCTCTTTCAAAGTCGCATTGCTAAATAATTTAGTAAACCAATTCATATATTATCCAAGGGTTCGCAAGCCTCGCGATTTGTAAGGGTTTTTATCTTCTTCTGGCGGAACCATGAAGCGGCCAACCGCCATGATTAAGGCAACCACGCCATCAATTTTGTTATCTGGTTTTTGTTTTCTCGGATATACATTATCTTTCGCGTCTATCTTTGCAACCAGATTAGAAAGCATCCAAGTCATAACCGGATTAGAGTCATAATGAAATCGGCCAGAAATAATTGCCGCCTCCATCTCATACATCGCAGGCGACATATTCGCCACCGTATTCCTAAACTCGATAATGTTAGCGCCATCTGTTTGCAAGCCTTGCGCCAGTTGTGTTGCTCGCCAGGGATCGTAAGTGATTTCTTTCGCGCCGTGTGTGTCCATATCGGACTTGAGATCCGCTTGAATCTCGTTAAAATCCACCTCGTTCCCGTCTGTCGCCCGTAAAAATCCATCGTTTACCCACTTTTGGTAATGATCGTTTTTAGGGTCCAGCGCGGTTTCTTCAGGAATGTAGAATTTCGAGAAAAAATAGTAGTGATCTTTGCCGTCAATCTCTCGTGTAAACACTTTAGGCGTTGCAACGATGTCAATTTTTGACGCTAGATCGACGGGGATAATGCATTCATCCCCGATAAAATCATTAATATCTAATACTTCAGCGCAACGCCTAACATCTTCCATGTTTAGAAAGGCGGAATTTGCGCCAACCCACATGTTTAGATGCTTTCGTTTAAAAGCGTTTTGCTTTGCTGCTGAACGGATCGCCTCCTTTTGTTGCGCTAGTAAAAATTCACCTGATACTGATACGTCAAAATTGGGATTAGCCTTTTGTAAGATCGCCGGGTCTGTCCAATCGTCACCCGCATCAATGCCGTAGATTAAAGCAAAGATACGATCATCATCGAAAACGCCATCTAGCATTTTCTTGCATTCGTTTTCCATATCGAAACAAGGCGCTGAAATGTTATTGCCGGCTGTTGTAATCATTAAAAGAAGCGGCTGTTCTCGCGCTCCCATGCCGGTTTCCATCGTTTCAACAAAGTCGTCTGTGTCGTGTTCGTGGTATTCGTCAACAATCGCACATGAAGGGCTTGCCCCGTCTCCAGGCTTACCAATCAAGGGCTCGAACTTTGACCCATTTTCAATGATCGTTAAGTTTTTAGCGTTGACTTCTATGCCGTACTTCTCGGTATAGTCTGGCGTTCGTAATGCCATCAACCGGGCGGGCCCGAAAACCTCCCAGGCTTGCTTCTCTGTTGTCGCGCCGCTGTAGATTTCTGCGCCAAACTCGCCATCTTTAGAAAAAAGATAGTGACCAATAGCCGCCGCCATTGCCGACTTGCCATTTTTACGGCAGATTTTTAAATAGGCTTTCCGAAACCGTCGAAGCCCTGTTGAATTAACCCAGCCAAACAAATTGCAAACAATAAACTTCTGCCAACCTTCAAGGGTTAAATCTTGTTTCTTTGCCGCCCATTTACCTTTGGTGTGTGGCATGTTCTCAATGAACTTACAGGCTTGATCTGCCTTGCTCGCGTCATATTGATATTTAAAGTCGCGATTGAAATCATCAATAAACCTTTGGCAGGCTTGGATGATTTCTTTACATGCTGGTATATGACCTTTAGTTACCTGGCTCGCATAGATGTAAGCATCTTGGCTGTGCGAGTAATCCGAAAGGGCTTTCAGCATTAGTCATCAAACTTGTTTTTAGGTTTAGATTTAGGGATATTAATTTTAGATCGATCCGATGGAGTCATTCCAAACTGCGACAAGTATTTAAAAAATAAATTCTGTTGATTGGATGTTGCTTTCACTGGTTCGCCATCTTCAAAATTTTGACCAGTACAAATCACGAATAGCTTTGCAGCTTGCGCGACTGCCATCCGATCAGCGCCACCAAGCACCCCGTCAATTGATTCTTTAACAATCAGATCAAAGGCTTTCGATTCTTGCTCGTTCAAATAATCAGGAGCCGCACCGATTGAGATATTATTCTCTGGCTCGTTCTCACGTTCCTTTAATCTGCCGGGGTGAGCCTTATCAGCGCCCCTAAGTTTCAGTATGTTTGTCGGTGTTCTCGGTCTACCAGCCATGCTTTATCCTGCTACCTTTGGGAACACTTCATTTTGGAGGTGTAAAAATTGTGCTTCGGCGTCGTTCTCTGTATCGACAGGTTGTAGACTTTCTACCCGCCCTACCCTCTCAGTGGCTACCTGAGCCGTCTTTGTGTTGTGGTGGCGCTTGCATAGGCTTTGCAGGTTAGTAACGCATAACATGCTCCCACCGTCTTTGATCTCTACTATGTGATCGACTATCTCAACTGACTGAGCTATCCCATTAGCTTTACAGACAATACATAGAGGATGACGCTTTGCAAACCAGTTGCGCGTTTCCTTCCATGCTTTTGAATGATAAAACTCGTGGCCTTTTCTGATATGTTTATTGTAATGCTTTGCGCTGGCCTTCTTCACTGCTTCGCGTGTCGGTGTGAACGCTGCTCTATGCTGTGGGGGAGAATAAGGCATTAAATATTCATTTGCTTAGTTTAACCTTTTTCTTAACTACTGATAGCTCATATTCTTCTAACTCGACAGGCAATATTAGGTTGCCATCTTTGTCAATCTCAGCTCTTGCGTATCTCTCGACAGTAACCATTGCCAACTCATTAGCTTCAATGGTTATAATTGCTTTCCTTACCTGATTGCAATCATCCACACCAAACGTTTTTAGTATCTGTACGAGAATATCGTTGCCGGTTACTATAGCCACTTTTAAGCATATCCAAGGTAGTAGGTAACTGTCCCGCTGGTGTAAGCGCTGCAATTAAGTCTATACAAAATACTAGCGCTAGCAGTAGATACATTCTTTTCTGTGATTGATGTATATGTTTCAATGGTATGCCATGCAGCTCCCATATATCGCTCTAATTTAATCGTACCGACAAACGTTCCTGAGATTGACAATCCTAGTAACCCACCACCTGAATGATTCTGTGCTGCGCTGGTGCCCGTGGCGGCAAATGTGCCTGATACTGATGTTGCCATGTCTATATACCTGTTGTTTGTGGTTGTGCTGCTAGCCAGTCATCGTGAAGCGTTCGGCCTTGTTGGCTTGTAACTCTAATCTCTCGACTGTCTGGTGCCATTAAAATTAGTTGTAGCGCTGTTCTTAATGCTTCTCTTGCATCAATACGGGCTTGATCTTGGTCAGCTTCATCGGCTAACTGAGACATGTGGCCTTCGTCTGCATCAGTGTTGATGTAACTGTCTATTTGTTCGGGTGTAAGCGCTATGCCTGTCAGTGCTTCAATGCTTTCACCAAAGACTGCTAACCCTCCATAGACCGCATGATTAGTGTGTTTTGCGGTTAGTGCTTCGGGTATGTGGTCTATGTGGTAGACGTAGTACATAGTTATACTACTGTGACTATAGCTGTGAAGTTATCTACAGTTATAGATGCAGCTTCTGTAGATGCGAATCTGAATCTGACTCCACCATCTCTTTCATCTGCATCTTCAATAACCATGTGATATGAAAATGCGATACCACTACCAACCTTAGCTGTCTTATAGTAGTTATGACCAATTTGATGTTCATGCGCTGTACCTGTTCCTTCTGCTACGCTAATGAATAAATCTATCTCTTGCGCAGCTAGGTTGTCAAAGGTAGCTTTTGCTGTAAAGTGAATGACATCTCCAATCTTATTGTTAGACAGGTCAAATTTACCAGTTGCAGAGTCCCATAAGTTAGCATGCCCATCTGGATTCTGTTCCTTTGTAGTGTTAGCGTTATTAGTTAGGTACGTATTAGTAGCGCCTCCCGTATGAGAGATAGCCGCAGCATTACTTCTGGTAACAAACCAATAAGTACTGTTTGCTTGCGACTCGGCTAAATCTTTAGCTGCGTTATTTCTATCTGCCATTTGTGAGCCGGTAGTTACTCCACATACTATGTCTGCGATTGGCATTATTTATACTCCACAAGGAATTATTTCTGAGCAGGACAGTGTGCCGCTGCAAGTTAACACACCGCTTGAATTAAACAGTGGTGCTGGTGGTGTTGGAACCACTAGTGATTTTGAAGCTACATTAGTTGTCTTTTTGTAAGCTGTGGCTACCGGTCCTTCTTCTAGTTGACCACCCCAAACGTATACGCTGCCGGTTAAATCTGACTCATCTGTTGCTGGATATAACCTTGATACTACCGATTCATTCCCGCTTAAATTATTAGCATGTGAAACACTGATTCTATACCATCCGTTTCCTACTGATTCAATTGTTCCGTTATTTACAGTGTGAGAAGACCAGTTAATAATTGCGCTAGCTAAGGTATTTGAGTTGCCTATATATATCAGTTTAAGTTCTGTTTCCAGCGCAGTGCCTTCTTTTAAATATATACTAAAAGTTCTTTCTAATGAATCATCAGGTGTTGACAATGTTTGATTAATATAAAAACTATTACCGCTGGTGTCCGTGTCGTTTATTAAATCCGCAGTAATTGAGCCGTCCGGTGCTGCTATGGCATTAGAAGTTATTGTATGACTACCGCTTTTATTCCATACCGCATTACCAAATTCCTCAGAATAAGTCAGCAAGTTAGGATAAAATAGATTGTTCCATTGACCATTTAATAACTCGTAAATCTCGCGACTTGATTCGGGTATGTTGTTGTAGGTTAATGTACCTGTATTGACAAGTGAACTTTCCGTCGTACCTGTTGATTGATCTAAGCGATATGCTTGACTGTTAGCGGGTGTTTCTAGGTCTGTTAGTACGGGATTAGCCAGTACACCGTCAAAATATGCGCCTGTTGATAGCCTACCAACATATTTAATTGTCTGGCTTCCGTTTAAAGACCATGTTTGAGTACCACTTGAAAACTCATTAACAAATAATTCAACTGTTGTCCCAGTATAGACTATTTCAGCGCTATGAAGCTTTCCATCATCTAACGCTAGGCTGCCAGTTATTGCTGTTTGCAATGAAGTGCCAACGTAAGCCGAAGCGACAACATAACCAGAAGTATTTATTTCTAGTTTTATTTCATCTGTTCCCGCTAATTCCCCACCGAATAAAGTTTGTGCGTCATTGCTAGTTGTTGAAAAATCAATCTTTGCTTTAAAGTTTCCCGATGGTTGGAATAGCGTAGAAAGCTCACAATAGCTGTTAAGCGATGAATCAAAGGTTAAAAAGTATCTGCTAATAAGGCCCGTTATCGATTTTATTATTGACTTAACAACCGATGAAACTATGGGCTGAACTATTGACATTTTTAATCTGCCCTTTGATCTTGTATTCGAAGATAAAAACTATAATTATGTGTTCGACCATCTACAGTTGTTATTTCAACTCTGACCAAATAAGTCTGGCCTAATGTGCCGCCAGATATCCATATAGTTGATGTTGTATCAGTGTTACTGTCTGAATTCTTTGTTATACCACTATCAGTTGTCCATGTGCTTGTTGAAACAGTGTCAGTTCCTAGTTCTAAAGAGAAATTATGTTGATATTCTAGGACTTCAGTTGGGCCTTTGAACTCCATAAGTGATTTACCTTTAGTTTAAGCATAAAAAAAGCCCGAAATATTTAGAAATCAGGCTTAATGACTGGTTGATTAGGTTTATATGTATTTACCCATCTAGGGATAAATAATACCATTTTTTGAAAAATATACCAATCTTTTATTAAATAGCTATTTTCGATTCTATAAAAGACTCTAGTTTCCCAATAGCTTCCCAAAAGTGAGCTTTATATTCACGCTTTGAACACCGGCACCATTCTGCTCTAAACTTATCTGTTTTTAAATTATGTCTGTACATTGCATCGAGGGATCTTCTAAGTGATTCAGACATTGACCCAATAAACTGCCCTAATTTTTCGCTATCATCCATTTCTAAGTTTAACCTATTAGATCTATCGGTCTTGCCGATAAACTCTTTTATATAAGGCGACTCTGTGTACCAAGGCTTAAGCCGTTTGGTATCATTTCCCCACTTTTTTAAAATACTTTCAAGATAAGGCGATATCTTCATTTAATATCCTAATTTATTAACCTAGCACGACTTTCAGCCGCTGCTTTGCGTGTTCTTTCTTCGCTTTCAATCTCTAGTTGCCTGTCTTCACTTTCGATAACCTTAATTCTGTTTTCATTGTCAAAAGTTTTTATTCTTGATTCAAACATAATTGATCTGTTTCTGGTTTCGCTATCAATAGCCCGGGTTCTTAATTCACCTTCAATTGTCCTAGATCTTACCTCTAACCCAACAGATCGGTTTCTCGACTCAGCGCCAATAGATCGATATCTATTTCCCGCAAGTATAACACGTATTCTGTGATCTGATAAAACAACACTACTTTGATCAGCCCAAAACCCTTGCGCCCAAAAATCATTGGCCCAAAACCCTTGCGCCCAAAAATTACCAATAGTGTGATTTGACATTTTATGCCGCGTCCATTGGTGTTGTTGTTCCATCTCCAGCTAATTCAACTTCATTAACCGAACGAATGTTGGATTGTAGATTTTTATTACCGCCGCTGTCAGTAACAAAATTAATATCATCAGTTTTATTTTGAATTGCAGCTATTCCAGCATTGTCTGGTGCTGTTGTGTTGAACCCGGTAGCTGTCGCCCAATCGCCCTGGTTAGCTTGCAATTCTGCTGTGTCTTGAAGTATTAATACAGTCTCAGATTTAACAGTATCAACTACCGCATCTAGTGTAGATATAAGTCCCGGAACATTGTCAGTCTGCAACTCATTGGTATCAGCTACAATCAACGCTGTTTCTGCTTTTACTGTGTGAACTACAGCATCAAGTGAGGCTATCTCCACAGAGGTGGCTGCGGCATTTAGCGTTATTTCCATTGAATTCTGCTTAGTATTTGTTGCAAAACCTGTTGCTGTGGTAGCTGCTGTAAGCTGTGCGTCAAGGTCTGCTGATGCCAATCCTATTGCGTCACGGGTTTCTGATGCTGTTAACCCTCCACCAGTAGCCCAATCGCCTTGGTTAATTTGTAGCTCGTTAGTGTCAGCAAGTATAGTAGTAATCTTGTCAAGCTCTGGCGCTCTACCTGATGTATAGCCTTGCGCCGTTAAAGCCGACTGAACTGTTGCTTGATTGACTGCTGAACCAGTATTAACTTCTGTTACATAAACGGGGTTTCGCCAATTGATCTCAATACCATTGCCGCCAGTGGTCGGATCAATGGCAGGTCTAGCGCCATCATCTCGAAAAATTCGAGCACTATCAGTTTGCTTAACAAACCCACCTGATTCATCAAAATACAAATCAAGGTTAGCAGTATTAATGCGGAAGTTGCCCGAGTCAATTGCCGTAACACCATCCCAAAATTTGTACATGCCTTCGGCAGTTGTCAAAGTGTAAGCGTAATAAGCAAATGCCGAAGCGCCTGAAAAATCAATATTAGCATCTAAAACGATATAGTCATTAGTAAAGTCAGGAGAGAATGTCGCTTCATAATCTGAGCCGTCTAAGGCTAATGAGGCGAATACGCTATCTGCGGTTAATTCCATTGCAACCGTGAATCCTGCAACCGTTGTTACACCTGTTGCTCGACCAATTTTAAATGTAGTGTCTTCATCCATCTCAGCGAACTTAATTTCGTAAGCATCACCAGTTGCAAACTCTTCACCATCAACATAAGTGGCCGAATAGCCGGTGCCTGCTGGATCATTGTCATAAAGTAATACGCCGTAAGTGGACCAAACAACATTACCCGCGCCAGTGCCATTGGTATCAGCTGATGTATTTCCAACAGTTGTGTCCCATGTAGGCTCTACAGTATTTGATGTCCCGCCCGTTGTGGCCCTCATGTATAGGCCAGCTACTCCCTCAGTCCCAATGCCAGCCGTCCTCAATACCATCGACCCAGTTGCATAGGTATTGCTTGCTTGCCATACTGAGGCTGTTAGGGCTGTTACGTTAAGTATCTGTAGTCTATCATTTGCCTGTGCGCCTGCGTCTACCAAACCTGTCACGGTTATGTTGGAAGTTACTGTTGGCGTGTAGTACGTCCCATCATCAGCTTGGAATCTTGAGAAATCAGGGTGGTCAGCGCTTGAACGACTAACATAAAATCCGACTTGGGTTGGCGTTGAGCCTTCTCTATACCCTACTTCAGTCTCTTGCCCAGTTGCGTTGTAAATAATACCGTCAGGCATTTCAAAATAGCGTAAACCAGTACCTCCAGGGATAACAGTGTTGGGATTAGCAGCAGCATCGTAATTAAGCTGATCAGCAATATCAGAACCAGAGTTAGTGCCACCATCAATTATCTCATACGCAAAAACTTTGCCGC